GTGGGGGGGCGGCCCGCTCACGGACAGGCGCGCGGTGGCGGCCGCCAGTGACGTTATTTTAGGGTGTACCACACCGTTCAGTTTTGACAGGTAGGTGCTGTCCAGTTTCTTGGCGTGCTTGCCGCGCAGTACTATGTCACCCAGTGGGTGCACACCTTCCACCAGTCCTTTGATGGAATGTTTACCTGTGGGTGTTTTCGGCAGTTTGACCCCATCTGCGGCTATGATCTCAGCCACCAGCGGCGAACCCAAGGCCGACACACCCCAGTTCTGTGCTGCCTGCGCAGCTTCCTGGTATATCCTGTTTTGCTCCTCCCTCTTCACCTGCACGATTGCATCATCAACAAGCAGTCCAACGTTGGCCATATGGACACAGGCTTCCATAACCTCGTGCTCCCAATCCACTAAGTGGCCCATGTTTAGCTCATTGATGCGCTGTTGTAGTAGGGGTACCATGTGGGAAAGAGCGACCACATCGTTGGTGGCGTACCTGATGAACATCTCATTGCCAAGGGGCACTTTGGCGAAGAACTCACCGACTGGAACGCCCGCCGCTTTTGCGGCTTCCTTCACGAGCTGCTTATCCTCACCGAACTTTTCCGCCAATCCCAGTGCTTCTAGGGTGGCTGCGAAGGAGTGCCCTGGCCCGCCGTCTTTGGGGCCTCTACTGTCCACGAGATGCGCTAGTATGCGCGCGTCGCGCCAGCGTAATCGCTTAGTGTCAACACCCGCACGGGCTAGAAACGCAAGGTCGAAGGGAGCGTTAAAGAACCACCATTCGTGGTGGTACAGCCATTCATGGCGGGTGAGTGCCACATCAGCTGGTATCACAAAGCCTTGCCGCTGATCACCAACCTGTATGGTACGTAGAGTGTCTGACTCCGGGTCCAGGCCGGTTGTTTCTGTGTCCATGCACCAAACCCCCCTAACGGGGGTAATGAGGTGGTGTATTACCTGCTCCATTTCGTGGATAAGCATCAAAAACCTCCAGTTATAAGTAAATGGGTACTGGAAGACCATCCACGATCTTGACGAACCCTTGCTGCCAGTTGGCTACACGGTCACCCATGTACCCTACCCGCGATATATCGATCAGGTGCCCTGTCTCGACACCCCACACAGTTCGTGCCAAAGGCCCGTGCCCCACTGTGGAGGGTATCGCAGCCAAACGATGGGTGTGCCCCATGATTAGCGAACTGTGGGTTTTCTTAGCTGCATTCAGCGCCGTCATACCCGCAACCTGATTCAGACGAACACCACCCTCATGCCCATGGATGAACGTGAGTCCTTGCTCTACTTCCCACGGTGGTTTCAGCCGGATATCATACGCATCCATTTGCAGGAGGTTCTTATACGACCACGCCTCACCTGTCTCGGGTAACGCAGGCACCCGATCCACCAGATACTTCTGTGCCCTCAGGTCATGGTTACCTTCCAGCGCCTCAATGGGGCCCTTATACACCTTGCGAAGCGGCTCGATCAGCCGCTTGCGAGCCAGCACTGCGTCTCGAACCACCCCACCAGCGAACTCCTCACGGGTACCTGCGGACCACCTGGAGGGCTGTGGCAGGTCAAGTACATCACCCATCAGGATAACCTTCACAGGATTCACCTGCTCAATATACTTAAGTACCGCCTGGAACGCTTCCATATCCGTCAGAGGAAAATGAAGGTCCCCAAGTGCAATGATTGTTTCACCTGACATGATCAAGCAACCCCTCTATCTCCCATCGAAGCTTGTCAGCAAACTCCCCAGCCTCATCATGTGGGACACCCCTCCGCACCAGAAAATCAAGCGCCTCCCCCCAAAGAACGCCTGCCAGGCATATAACTAAGTCAGAGTTCAACTTAACATATCCTTCAGACCTACACGATTCCATAATAACCTAACCATTCTGTTAACTCTTTTTCTTTCAACAAATCACATAAGTCCTTACCCTCGGGTGTAGTGACGCCACCCCACTCAGAAACCATTTCACGACCAGCATCATCACCATCCCCCACAAACAGACGGACAGGCAGTCTTCGTAGCAGTTTCTGCCAGGTAGGGCTTGAACGCAACCACTGCGCCCCAGGAACACCTAAAGCAGCAACACCCACTGTCTCCAACGCCAGGGCATCCTTCTCGCCCTCACACACCACCAACGGCACGTTCAGCGGAATGCTTCCACGTGGCATGTAGATGCTGCCAGGTACACCCTTAGGGCTACGATATTTCGCTTTACTACCCTCATGGCGGGTACGCTCAAATATTTGTATCAGCGAACCACTTGGTGTGGTCCTCAGGTACGGGATGTGCACCACACCCGATTGGTCTTCCCACCATCGAGCCACTGCTGCCACACGCGCGGACACACCACATTCCAACAGGTACCCACATGGTTTGTCTATTGTGGGTGGCTCCTGCACTGCCCACAGGCTTCCGTTAATCTGCACCTGGGCACCCACAGAATCCCCAACACCTGTTTTGCGAACATTCACATGCTCACCACATGCGTAGCAGTGCAGCTGCTTCTCATCCAACTGCATTGACGGGTTATTGTCCGGGTGAGCGTAACACAGCACCTTGCCCGCCTGGGCTGGCTGTGGGCTACGCCCACCCTTCTCTACATATACCTGATACGCTTCACTCAGGGACATACACAACCATACCTAACAACTTCTTAGCCGGTGGATTACGGAAGTACTCTACCACACGCAGCGCTGTCTCCTCATCATACACCCTACCAATAACATCCTTGTTACAAGGCCCACACAACAGTCCGCGCACAAGACCCGTCTGGTGATCATGATCCACTGCCAACCGCTTAGTGCGGCCATTAGCACGCTGGCACACAGCACACACACCACCCTGCTTATCATACAAGTCCCAATACTGCTTCGGAGTGATGCCATACGTGCGGAGTATACGCTGCGCCCAGGCTTTCTCCTTACGATCCTTACGAAACACCCGCATACACGCAACACAGCGCGGACCCGGCCGACGCACAGTCTTCCGCACCACCCCACAATCCTTACACTTTAACGCCGCGGTACTCTTGGCACCCATTTCTCACCACACTTCCTATGCCTATCCTTCACACTCTGAATATGGATCTCTTCACCATCCCGACCATCCGCTGTGAACATCACTTCAGGAAACCTGCCAAGCTGACCACGCACACCCGACAACGGCACAGGCTCATCACCCTCCACATACTTAGATGTCACATGATGCAACGCCAGCACAGCAATGTTGTGCTTCCTGGCCAGGCGAGCCAAAGTGCGAACACTAGCCTCTTCAGACTCCCACTCACCAGACTCAGCAAGGTTGGCCAGATTGTCCACAACCATGCCCTGCGGCATGGTCCCAAACACATGCTGCCACATGTCCAAAGCCTCATCCAAACCATCCCACGACACCCACGGGCAAACCAGCTCACCGCCCAGCTTACCTAACCGGTAACTAAACGTAGCAGGCGACATGTCCCACGCCAAATACAGGGTGTCTGGCACAGACAACGCCCACTGCATCCCCAGCCACGACTTACCCACACCCGGCGCCGCCGCAAGCATCGACACCCCACCCCGCGGAATACTGATGGGCCCACCCACCATCTCAGGGGGTTCCTGCGCCGTCAGGAGCTCAAACACTCTGCCCCCGACCTCACAGAACCATCAGGGTAACGACACACCGGCAAGGAAGTGCACCCATCCGCCCACTCGGGCGCGGCTGCCTTATCAATCTCCACAACCGTGAAGCCCTGCCTGCGCAGCATCAGCTTAGCAAACACACAACGCCCACAGCCCACACCGGTCACCATCTCAACAATGTCACTCACCACTCAACACCTCCATCAAAGCATCCTCCAGTACACACTGCTCCATACGGCGCAACGGTCTAGTAAACACCCGATGCGCCTCCACCACAACACCAGTCACCCACAAATCAACCACATACCAACACCATAACAGCCCACCAACAACAGTGCTCACCATGTTCACCAGCCACTCATGCCTCCCAATGAACAACCGAACAGGCTCCCACAATCTACGCAACATCACAACTCCTCCACTTCAACAGTCAGCGTACCCGGAACACCCGACAAATACGGGTCCAACTCCACCAAACCCTGACGTTCAGCATCCACAGCAGAATCCGCATCAATCTGCACAGACTCCACCGTAAAATACTTAGCCGTCACAAGAAAACGACTCACCTCAAAGCCTCCCAATTCCTAGGGCCGCACGCCTCACAACGCTCTTCGCCACAAGGCGTGCAATCACCCAACTCAATCAAATCAACACAAGACTGCAACCAACCAGCAACAGCACCCAAGTCACTCACCTGCACTGTTCTAGTCATCCTACCAGTCGATGCTTTGATTATAGCACCCCTAGTGCACTCCACACCAAACTGCTCCCGCAACCCCAACGCGTACACACCCAACTGCCACGGATCCGCTGGTGTACGCCCCGTCTTCAAATCCTGCACAACCACCCCCCATTTGGGGTGGTTGATCACACGGTCAGCAAACCCCACAACCTCCACCCCCGACGGCAACAAAAACCTAAACGGAAGTTCAATACCCTTAACCCCATCCGGGGCTACCCACACATCCTCAACAGGCATCCGATCAAACAAACAACCAACCTGCTCCAACACAGCCCCCTCACGCCGCACAACATCCTCATGCGGCGAATACGGTCCAGAACCAAACCACGACCCCACAGCACCACAATCAGCCTCCACACGCCCTATCTCACGCCAATACACATCACGAGCAAACCCCAAAGAATCCTCACGAGACATCACACGACCCTGCTTCTCCCACACCTCCAACCACTCATGCACAGCAATCCCCTGCGGCAACCAAGCCGCACCACGACTTGGCACACGATCAACATACCGACGCTGAAACAAAGCCCCGCACCGCCACACAGTCGAAGCCTTCGAAAAAGAAATACGCATAGTCACAACAACAACCACACCCACCGACACACTGTCAAACACCACCCCCGAACATGACCCACACCACCAACAAACCTGAAGCTTTATCCACAGGAAACCAAGCACCAACAAACAAAAACCATTGACACAACCAACCATTGACAACCCCCGGGGTAACCCCCAAAACCCCAGGTCAGGACCGCAGGTGTATCTCCCTCCGGCCCTGTGTGAGGGTTTTATGGCGCAGCAAAGCCGCTATGAGGCAGCTAGTTTGCAGGTTTATCCACAGGTTTATCCACAGGTAGAGTTAGTTTCCCACAGGGGTGCACCCACCCCCTGTGGGTGCTAACCTAAGCCACCACAACCAGTTAGCCAACTGTGACCTCGGCCACGTTCTTCCGAACGCAGCCAGTAACCACTGGTTTCCTGTACCTAACGTGGGTGAGCGCTTTTAGCGCTCACTCCCTATGTGTGGTTTAAGTCACTGTTTCCTGTAAACCTGTAGGTTAACTACTACATGTATCTAGTTAACTACATGTAGGTTATATATATATATATATATCAACTACCCTGCTTCTTAAGAAGCAGGTAGGTTATATTATATCTTACGGTAGGTAGTAATATATGTTTATATTAATATATATATTAATTATTATATAATATATATTATTATATATATATATATTTTTCCCGATCGCTTAAGCTCATTATAGCATACGGGTTTCAGAACACAAACGTGCAGGTAGTGACGGTTTCTGTTCCGGTTAATGCAGGTCAGAGGCCTGCACTTAGCGGAACCCTTGTCAAGTCCTTCACCCTTTCGGGGGTGATTATGCAAATCCACCGTTGCACGGCTACCGTAGAACGGCTAAATCGCGTCTGTAAGCCTCTCTGAGGCGTCAGACTACCCTCTCCGCAGCAACTACCCTCAGGAAGGGTTTCGGGCCGCGAGAGACGGCAATGAGCGCGTTTTAGGGCTATGTCCGCCCCACACGGTGGGCACGGGTTGCGGTCGATCGGTCGGTTGGCGGTCTGGGGGACGCCCTGGGTTGCGTGGGAGGGTGCGCTTGCGGTAGCGTTGCTGGCATGGCATGGGAAACATCAAACCGCAGGAGTCGTCTGCCCAGGGACTGGGAAGCCAGACGCAGGATCGTCATTGCACGTGATCGTGGGCGCTGCCGGGCCACCATTGGTGGCGTGAGGTGTCCCGCTGAGGGGACGGAGGTTGACCACATATGTGCTGGTGATGACCACAGTTTGACAAACTTACAGCTGCTGTGTAAGGCATGCCACGCTTGGAAGACTCGCGGTGAGGCAGTTGCCGGAAATCGGGCCAAGCAGAAAAAAGCAAAAATGAAACCACTTAATGAGAGTTGGAGGTGAGTCCGATTGGGTACACGTGGACCGCTGCCTAGTCCGGTGTCTGAACGGACATTGAAGCGTTCTGGAATGTCTGAACCGGGGGTAAGTGTGGGGGTGAGTAAGTTGACTGTACCCCAGCCGCCTCTGCGGGTAGTGGACCCCCACCCTATGGTGTTGGACCTGTGGGAGGCACTGGGCAGATCGGTGCAGGCACAGATTTATGAGCCGTCGGACTGGGCGTTAGCACAGGTTGCTGCTGAGGCGACTAATCAGTTGCTGAATGCCAAGCGCATGAGCGCACAGATGCTCAAGGAAGTTAACACCATGTGGGGTGACCTGATGGTGTCTGAGGCGTCTAGGAGGCGTGTGGGCATGCTTAGGGTTCCTGAGCAGGAGACGCAGGAGACTGTGCAAATTAAGGATTATCTATTGAAGGCGTTTGAGCTGGATAGGGGAGCTAATGGCGACTATTAAGGGAACTGCTGGTGATGTGATCAAGGGTGCTCACTATGCTGACACTACGTGGCGTAGTAGTCGTGGTGGTTGGGCGTTGCGTTACCGGTTGACGGACAAGGAAACCACTATGGCGGTCCCGCAGGGATTGTGGACGGTCACTGTGGTGGCTCGAAATGGCCAGGCGTTTAATGTAGATGTGGACGTGCCGGAGGGGGATGTGACACTGGCTAACTTGTTTGTGGCGCAGGGTACCACTGGCGGAGGTCAGATTGATGCAGAGGCTCTTAAGAAGGAAGCTAGGTCCGTAGCAACTGAAGCGGCGAATGCTGTTGTGACAGGGGTGGTGGCGTCCGCCAAGGAAGCGGCTAAGCAGGTAGTTTCTGAGGCTTCTACCTCCACGGTGCAAGCTGCTACGGAGGCCGCTCGTGCAGCCGCTACGGAGGCTGTCGGGGGTGTTCGGACCGCGGCTGTGGACGCCGCGCGTGAGGCTGCAAACGAGGTAGCAGGGGGTGCTGTGAAACAGGCGGCAGAAACCGCCAAGGCCACAGCTACGGAAGTGGTGCAGGAGGCGCTGAAGAACCTTCCTGCTCCTTCACCAGCCCCGGCCCCTGCGCCTGGGGGTGTAGTGACAAGTGTGGAGTCAGTGGCTTATATCCGTGGCGCTGATGTCACTAAGGAGCTACAGGCGGCGCTGGATTCCGCCAATGTGTCCGAAATTATCCTGGTGGGAGAGTCTGTGATCACTTCCACTATGTGGTTGGACAAGGCTTCGGGTAAACGGATTGGTAGCGCTGTTGGCGCGGTACTTAAGGCGGAACCGTCGACGCTCAATGGACCTGCGATGTTCTGTGCTCGAGCGGGTGTGGGGGTGCATCATGTGACTTTGCGGGGCTTGGTTGCTGATTTGCAGGGAACCGCGCTGTCCCCGTCTAAGAATCTGTTGCAGCTGTCTGATGTGTCGGATTCGGTGATTGAGGAGTGTGATTTGCGGAATGCCCCCGCGAACCTGATTTTGTTACAGGGGTTGGGTACGCAGGTTAAGTCTGGTGAGGCCGCGCGGAATCGGGTGCAGGGGAACAAGCTGCATGGCGCGGGGCTGATTCCCACGCTGGGCGTGGAGGCCCCGGCTACCGGCGGTGGCGTGTTGGTGCAGAACTATGCGCCGGATGTGGTGATTCGAGACAACACGATCAGTGGTGTGTCTGGTGGTATGGGTGTGATGTTGAATCACAACAAGCAAGACCCTTTGAAGGCCCCCATCCGGGCAATGATTGATGCGAACCACATCACTATGGTTGAGTCGGCGACGGCGTTCGAGCCGATTGGGCTTACTAAGAAGTGCTACTACGCTGTGATCAGGGGTAACGTTTTACCTCAGTCCTGGGATAACGGTATCTCAGTGGGTGGTGAGTCACTGGTGGAGGGTAACTACATTGGCTCTGCCTTGAACTTCGGCGTCGCTGTGTCTGAGCCGGGTACCACGGTGCGTGGTAACAAGATTTACAACGTGGGGCTAGAGAACAAGCTGCGGCTTGAACCTGCTGGTAAGACTAGGGTTGACTGGGCGGCTATCGCAGTCACTAATGCTGCCCGTACCGTGGTTGAAGGGAACTCGTACTTCCAAACGGATGAGCGCGCGGAGTGTGATTATGTGGTGCGTTTCCACCGTGAGCCGGGGGTGCCGCTTGATCAGCTGGGCGGTAACCGGGTTAGGGGTAACGTGTACCTTCCGTCGCAAGTCAGGGTGGGCTACATGAAGAACGGGAACCTGAATCCTGCTTGGAAGGATGTGATTGAGGAGTGATTGATCCTACTTGGACTGTTGGGCAGGATGGCCAGTATATTCTACCTGAGTACACTCTTGGGTGGGGTGTGTTGCAGTGGGGTTTTGAGAACCTGCGGAGCCCTGCTGATAAATCGCGTCCTTGGTTGCCCACGCCAGAACAGGCGCGGTTCTTGCTGTGGTTCTATGCTGTGGATGAGTATGGGAACCGGCGGTGGGATGAGGTGGAGTTGCGCAGGTGTAAGGGCTGGGGTAAAGACCCGCTGGCGGCGTTTGTGGCAGTGGCGGAGCTGTGTGGACCTGTCAGGTTTGACCGGTTTGACCCCCATACTGGTGATGTGGTTGGTCGTCGACAAGACAACCCGTGGGTGACTGTGGCGGCTGTGGCACAGGAGCAGACTAAGAACACTATGTCTGCTATACGAGCCATATTACCCCCGGAACCTACCCCCGAAGTGGATTTAGAACTGTACAAAACCTTGGGTTCCACCCCCAGAGGGGGTGTGATTGAGGCAGCTACGAAGAACCCTGAGTCTGCTGAGGGTGCTAGGTCTACCCTGGCTATCGCGTCGGAAACCCAGTGGTGGAATGATACAAATCAGGGCACTAAGCAGTACACCGTACTTAAGGGCAATGTGGCTAAGATTGACCAGGCGGTGACTCTGGTGTTGTGTAACCAGCATTGGCCTGGGGAGGGTTCTGTGGCTGAGGCTTCGTGGGATGATCGGGTTAAGGCTGAGGCAAGCGGGGTAGTGCCGGATGGGATTGTGTGGGATAATCTGTCTCCAGAGTTGCCCGATTTTGATCAGCCCAGGGAAGTAGTGGACGCCCAGCTTAGGGAAGCCCTGATCAAGGCTAGGGGGGATGCTGTGTGGCTGAATCCTGATAGGCTGCTTAAGCAATTCCACCGGCGTATGCTGCCGCTGGCTGATTTGGTGCGCAAGCACCTGAATCTACTCACGAGTGAGGATAACCGGTTGGTGTCTACTTCGACGCTCGAGGCACAACCTGAGGGAACGGTGGAGCTGGGTGCTTCCGTTGGGCTTGGGTTTGACGGTTCTGAGGCCAATGACCACACTGTTATCACGGTCACTGACGTGTATAGTTTGTGTACTAAGGTGCTGTGGCGTTGGGAGCCATCTCAGGAGCAGCCCAGGATTGATTGGGATGTGGTGCGTGCACAGTTGGAAGCAGCTTTCACGGATTATTCGGTGGAGTGTGCCATGATGGATGTGTTTGGTGCGCGTGTACTGATCCGCGATCTTGAGGCTAAGTACGGCCTGGGTGTCGCAGCTAAGGCTTCCAATGAGGGCGTGTTCACGTTCGATATGCGTGGGCAAGGGCGTGCCTTCTCTAAGGCTGTGGAGCAGTGGTTGGATTTGGTGCAGGCCCGTAAGGCAATGATGGAACCAGCATCCAAGAAACTGCTTGTCTGGTATGCTGGGAATGTAGTGAGGAAGGTGTTGGCTTGGGGTGGATTGACCGGCCGCAAGGAGACGCCTAAATCACCTAAGAAGATAGACGGTTGGGTTACGTGGGTTCTCTCACTGGAGGCTGCGTACCGCGTTAGGAAGGCATGGTATTTGGATGATTGACCCCGAGAATCTGCTTCGGCAGAACCAGCAGAAGTATGAGACATTGCGGGCGTATCGTGAAGGACGGCATAGTCCCGCTGCTGTAGGGCAGGGGGTGCCCCGCCGACTACGGGGGATTAAGGCTAACGCGGGTGTGGCGAAAACCATGGTGGATGCGATTATGGAGCGTGTGCACCTGTTGGGGTTTGCTGCTAGTGATAAGCGGGCTGAAGCAGCCCTGAATGAGCTGGTCCAGTGGGAAGCAATGAGCCGTAAACTAGCGTTGGCTGCTAGTGACCTGTTCACTTATGGGCGGGTGTGGTTAGCGTTGTCTGCTGATAAGGCCCCCGACTATTTGGGTGGGGGAACACAGTATCATGTGGATGTGTACACCCCCCTGAATGCGGTTGAGTATCAGGGTGTGGTGTATGTGCGCTTGGGTAAGGGGCACTGGCGGGTGTACACGGAGGATTCGGTTCAGGATGAGCTGAACGGGCAGACTGTGTACCATATGAGCACGCGGTTTCCACTGATTGTTCGCTGTGACTGGGGGCAGACTAGCGGGGTATCAGCGTCTGGAATCACCCGGGATATTCAGGCCATCGATGAGGGTGTGGCGCGCCTAATGGGTAACTTACAGGCTGCTGGGGAGACTCTGGCGAACCCTGTACATGTGCTGAAGGGTGTTACACCTCATGAGTCTGTGGATTTGGAGATGGGGGATTTCCTGAGGTTGAAGAACCCACAGGCGGGCACTGAGACGCTGCAAGCAGCGTCGTTGCAGAACCAGTCGGAGGGTATAAAAGCACTCCTACTCATGGCGGTTGGCAGCACCAAGTTGCCGTCAACATTCCTGTTGGCCTCGACAACTAACCCTGCGTCTGCTGAGGCTATCCGCGCCTCGGAGGCGCGTCTGATCGCCTTGGTGGAGAGTGTGGAGAGTGTACTGGAGTCGGCACTGCTGCGGCTGATGCTCATGCTGCTACACTTGCGTGGCCTGTCTAGTGATGAGGTGCGGCGTACACTGTCGGTTCGGTGGCGTGATCCTGGGACGCCGACACAGGCGGCGTTAACGGATGCTGTGATTAAGCAGTTACAGGCTGGTGTGATCACGGTGGAGCAGGCGCAGGAGAAGTTGGGGATGACTCCTGAGGAAGTTCAGCGTTGGGTAGCATCGTTGGGGGGTGACTGGTTTGAGCTACGAGACCCAGCGGAAGGCGATTCTGACGCTGCTGTATAAGAAGATAGCGGAGTTCCTTCGGGGGGGTTCACCGGAGGTTTTGCAGCTGGTGCGTGAGCTTGACTGGGACTTGAAGTCGTTGCAGCGTGACAGGTTTGATAAGCAGGCGTTGCGTGAGTTGCATTTGCAGCCGCCGGATGTTATGATTAAGCGTGTCCCGGTGAGGTACTTGCAGAAGCAACGTCAGCGTGTTGTCATGAGCGCTGGAGCGCTTGAGAATGATGCGACGTTGGCTGTGCGTGATGTGGTGCTTAATCAGGAGCGTACCCAGGGGCGTGTGTACGTGCGCGAGCTTGATCAGCAGGCTTTGCGCAGTGGGCGGAAACGCCCACGGGGGTATCGAATACCTGTTGGGTTGTACACTTGTGGTTGGTGTGTTATGATGGCAAGCAGAGGGCCGATCTTCCTAGAGGAGAACGCTGGTACCTTTGACACTTGGCACAAGGGTTGTGACTGCGCGTTTTTGTTAGCTGCATCAGAGACAAAGTACGAACATGCTTCGCAGGTTAAGAAGTATAGGAAGCTCTACGAAGAGGCTAAGAAGTACAAGCAGGCTCACAAGGATGCGCCGAGTGTGGCTAGTTTGATTGAAAGGAGTTTGCGTGCAGCCTGAGGATTTGGCTAACGCGTTCGCCACCTTCGCTGATAAGGTGGACTTGATGAGTGATGTAGTGGATCGATTTAACGAGAAGCTGGCAGCATTCAACGAGAAGACAGTTGAAGCTGAGGAGCAGGTAACCCAGCCGACTGAAGAAGTAGTGACTGGCGAGGACACTGTTTCTGTGCCGCCGACGGCGGTTGCGGAAGAATCGGAGGAAGAAACCCCCAACTCGGTGTTGTCCCTGATTGAAGCTTTGAGCGCTTGGAAAGGTGAATAAGAATGGCAGCTATTAACAAGAATGTAGCATATACTGCTAAGGATAACTCCAGCCGGAGCACTGTCCTTCCGGGCCAGAATGACCCGCTGTTTGCTTATGTGAAGCGTGGTTCCCTGATTCAGCGCCTGGGTACTGAGGTAGTGACCACAAAGGGCGGGGCCTATGTGGTGTCTGCTGGCCGTGCAGCCAGCGCCGCGTTTGTCAACGAAGGCGACTCTATCAAGGTGCAGAACCATCAGCTTGAGGGTAAGCTGCTTGCACCTGAGAAGGTTGCGGCTATCTTTCTGACTACCCGTGAGGTTGCGGAGCTGCCCTCTGCACAGTTCATGGAGGCGATCATGCCGCAGGCTGGTGAGGCGATTGCTCGTGCGTTTGACGCGGCTATCCTGTATGGCACGGTGTTTGGTAAGTCTTTGAACACCACCACGCTTACTACCAGTATCAAGGCGTTCAATGAGGCTGCTGGTGGCGTATATGGTGCGCTGAATGATGTGATCACTAAGGGTGCGTCTAAGGGTCAGCGTCCAGATGGATTCCTGCTTGATGGCCGCCTGGAGCCGGTATTGAACATGGCTATGGATGCACAGAAGCGTCCCATTTTCCTCACGAACCAGTGGGGTGACTCCAACCCGGGCGAGTCTATGGGCAACCTCCTGTCCCGCCGCACCATTATTGCTGATGAGTTGCTTCCTGCTTCTAGCGAGACCCGTGGTTTTGCTGGTCCGTTCAAGCACATTCAGTTCGGTACTAGTGGGGATGTGCGGTTTGAGATTTCCAACGAGGCCACGGTGGATATTTCCGCTAACATGGATGGTTCGCAGATGGTTTCTACCTACCAGCAAGACCTGGTGGCTGTCAAGGCTGTGACTAGCTTTGTTGCGTCTGTGCCGAATGCCGATAACTTTGTAAAGATCACCACATAGTGATCACCGTGGATGCAGTCCTGGGCAGGCTTCCACGCCTGCCCAGTGATGATCAGGTGCGGTTGTGCGAGGCGTGGCTTCCTAGCTTGGTTGCTGACGCTGAGGAGTACCTTCCACCTGGGGCCACAGTTAGCCAGCGTCGTAAAGCTGGTGATGTGGTGGCCCGCACGATGGTGCGGTTCCTTCTTAACCCTCTTGGTCTTAAGTCCGAGGGGGAGGGGGATTACTCGATTGAGCGTGCGGGCGTACAGGGCGCTGGTGGTGGTCCTGTGTTGGATCAGACTGAGTTTCTTGAGGCTATAGGGCTTGGTGGAGATGTTGGTGTGATTAGACGGACGTACAGTAGACCGCAGGGGGTGAATGTTGATTACTCCTACGGGATCGGTTTCCAAACTGACATTTACTGATGATCAGGGTAGTGTGTCGGTGTTTGGGCGGGCACGCCCAATGTCAGATGCGCGTGATCAGGGGGTTGAAACATCCTCGTGGGCGGGTGATCGTTACTGGTTCACAGCGGATGGGCTGGTGGAGGATAGACTCATGTGGTTGTTGAAGCCAGGCGTACGGGTTGAAGTTGATGGGGATGAGTATAGTGTGGTGGGTTATCCCCAGGTGTACACTAGGGTGACACTGCCGTTCACTCGGATTGCTGTGGAGCGGATATGAGTGTGGACTGGTACTTGTCCCCAAAGGAGCTGAATAAGCATCTAGCCCATATGGGTGGGGTTAGGGCTGGTGTTAAGGCCGCAACAGAGATGCAGGCTATGGAGAAGCGTGCGCGACTGGCCCCACACACGGCCAACAATGCGGAGGAGCGTGCCCGTAAGGGTGAGGCGGCTACACGAATCGTTACGGAGATGGGGTCAACTGACGGCTATGTGTTGTTGGATGACCCGGACGGGAAGGCGTTGATCATTGAGGGAAAGCTTTCTATCTTGCGTGGATGAGGCTCGGAACCACCTAGCACAGCTTCCTGTGAAGGACCCACAGATGTGGTGTTCGTCATGGCGGGAGTCAGAAGACGGATTAGCCACGGCTGTTGTGACCGCTACTGCGGTGGTTCATCGTAGGGATGAGGTTGCGGCGTGTGTGGGCTGGTTTAGGGAGCTGTTGCAGCGTTATGTGAAGCCGTGGGATTTGCGCCACCCTGGGTGGATTGAGGTGCCAGTTCGTGGGGGTTTTCTGGTGAGTTTCACGGCTGATTTCATTATTGAGGAGGATTAGGTATGGGTTTGTATAAAAAAGGCGCGGTTGTCGCCAAGACTGGTTTTGTTTTGGAGGCCCCCGAGGGCACTAGCCCTATGGAGGCAGCTGAGTTCCACAAGGTGACGAACTGGCTGACGTTCGGTGCTGACGAGTATTCGTTGGCGCTTGCTACACCAACGTTCAAGATTGATGAGAAGACTATTACGATTCCGCAGCCTGCCACGCAGGCTAAGGTTGAGAAGGCCATCTCCGATGCAGGAATTGACCTGAATGATGTGATTGTTCAGGTGGATACCAAGATTACCTTGTGGGCTATCCGTGACATGGTGGTCACGGGTGGTACTAAGGTTGATAAGGTGTGGAGGCACGCTTACCTGGTGTCGCGTGAGGACCTACCTAAGGCTGGTGGTGATGACCCGGAAACAGAGTCTATTGGTACGTGGCAGATTGAGGTCATGGACACGGTTGAGACCAAGGCGGCTACTTCTACGTGGGAGTTCACTGCGCAGGAGCTGTCGCCCGCAGCACTGGGGGACTACTACGGTGGTGGTACAGCAGGTACCGGCTACTTCGATATTCCTTCTGCGTCTGCCCCGAAGCGTAAGGCTTTGATGGTTGTGATGCAGGGTAACGGTAAGTCTGCTGGTGTGGCGTATCGTTCGGTGTCTGTGTCCCGTAATGGTGGCATTGAGCCGCAGACGGACAAATACATCAAGGTTCCGTTGAAGGCAACGATTAACACTACGCCTAGCGGCACGGGCCGCTGGTACTTCTAAGGAGGATGTGTGGCTGACGGTAAAATTTCGATCACTCTTAAGGGTGGTAAGGGCTATGATGCCCCGTGGATTGTGGTGTCTGGTGACACTGTTGCCGAGGTTGAGCAGTCCATGCTTGAGTTGGGTGAGTCACGCCTGATTGAGCTTACTAAGCTTGGTTCCGAGGCGTTGATTGGCGCTGTTGGTGAGGTCACGTCTTCGGGTGGCGGTTCGCAACCTGCGGGTGGGGGTAATCGCCCGCCTGGCGTGGGTGCTGATTGGACACTGCGTGAGGGCACCGGTAAGAATGGTAAGCCATGGAAGGGTTGGTTCCCTCCGCGTGGTTCTACCGAGAAACCCATTTGGGTGTAGTTTTATGAGGCCCCCGGCGCTTATGGCGTTGGGGGCCTTTTCGGATAGGAGGCTGTTGTGCGTGTGACCCTGGTTAACTCTCGTGGCGCTGAGGTGGTGCTCACGGATGAGGCTGATAGGTGGGTTCGTTTGATTGAGGGGGGCGTGGATGGATTATTGGATTATGAGGGGGATACGTGGCTACAGGAGTCCGGTTCTGGTGTGGGTTCACTGTATTTGGGCAGTGGGCTTAGGGCGCGAACTGTCTACCTGGATGTGTGGTTTATGGCGTATCAGTCTTCTTCTGCTGCTGGTTCGTGGAAACGTTTAGCCCAGTTCCTTGGGGATGGTCGTTGTGTTATCAGAGTCGTGCACAATGAGGTGCGTTCCACTGGGGCTATTTTCGAGGGTGTGGTGTTTAAGGGTAAGTATGATCCGTCTAAGGAGAAGCAGCGTGTGGCTGCTCGACTGGCGTTTAAGCTTCCTAAGCCTGTGTGGACAACTGGATGGGTCACCATTGCTAGGGATAGGCTGAATATTCAGAATGTGGGGGATTTTCCGCTGCACCCCCAGGTGATGGTGTCGGGGGCTAATCATTGGGTGATTCATGCGGGGGATAAGACGTATGAGATGCCTAGGGATATTGCGCAGAATGCGCAGGTGTTGGTGGATTTTGACCCGGCGGCTAGGCAAGTGGTGTCAAATGAAGATAATCTGGTTTGGGCGCGTATGAATGGTGTGCGTTTGTTTGCGCCGGTTATGCCTGGGGAGTCTAAGGAGTTTAGGGTGAACTATACTGGCGGGAATCCACAGGTACGGTTCCGGTATGTGTATAGCTATCGTAACCCGTTCTAAGGAGGGTCTATGTGGGGTAAGTCGATTGAGGCGGTTTCTTCGGAGCGGTATGATAGGCTTCCGCCTGTTCCTGTGCAGCCGCATGTGCGGTTGTGGGATGGGGACTGGAATTTTTTGAGTAGTTTGGTGTGTGAGGCTGATTGGGAGTGGGAGTTGAATGATGCCTCGGTAGTGACTGTCACAGTGACGGAAGATAGTCCTTACTATGACACCCTGAAAAACCCACAGGCGTGGCCAAAAACCACCCTCTACCTGACCGCGGACATAGGTGAAGCCCGCTGGAGTGGTCGCATCACCCAAATGAGCCACCAACAGGCAGGACAAGGCCGCAAAGGCATTGTACTATCCGTAACAAGTGACTATGTGAAGCTGAAGGAGCTGCTGGCGTGGGCTAACCCGTTCCTCCCCGACCAGATACAGTTCCCCAAGGCCCACATACTGTTTGGGCCAGCCAAATGGGTGGTGTCCTCCATCATATTCAGTAACCTACTGCGCCGCGGTAACTCCCTGTGGAAACTACCGGACCGGATCATTAATGTAAGCCAGTGGCTGGACTTGGACATGTCAGGATGGCCGGTAGTGCTACGCCCACCTACCATGGTGGGTGACAAGTCGCCTATGGCTATCACTTCTGCCCGGTTTGAGACCGTGGACGAGGTCATACAGCCTATCATGGAGGATGCTGGGCTGTGTGTGGAGTGGCGTCGGTACCTGCCTGGGGACCCACAGATCAATGATCTTAAGGGGGTGCGTCGTGGCGCACTCATCCTGGAGGTTGTAGACAAGTCCGGTTGGACTGCCGAGGGCACCAGCCTAGTTGGCAGTGTGGTGAGTGGCCTAGTACGGTCGGTGACAAAGGTTGCTGCTAATGGGTTTGACCAGTCCACCGAGACCATCACTAAACCAACGGTACCTGACGAGTACCAGCGTGCCCGATACTGGGGCACGGTACCATCAATGCCGTGGGTGGTGCTGGACGAGAATTCGGGCTGTAAGAAACTAGGTTTGGAGTGGACTCCCCCTGGCCCATCCCAGTTTGTTGGCGGTGGTAACTCAATGCTGGGTGTGAACGAAACCATCAAGGCTGGTATCATAGGCCTGGGTGGTTTCATTGGGGCCATGTTTGGCCAGTCGCAGGCCGGTGCCACGGCGGAGGCCATTCTGGAGCCTTTGTACAAGGACACGATTGCCGCGTTCCAGTCGAAGAAGGACCACCTGCGTATACGCGAGCAGGGTTGGGATTACCCGTTTGAGGCACCGTTGATCACCGGTAGGGCCAATAGTCTAAGTATGCTGTCTAAGATTCGTATGAAGCGTGCGGAGACTGCGGGTAAGCTCACAGCAGAGGTGGAACTGCCTCCAGAGGGGCCCTATATACCTGGCCCCCCTGGGCACGGTGATTTCTGGATAGGTGACCGTGTGGCCATTGATGTTGGCGTGGGTAAGCTGATTGTGCAGCACGTGACATCGATTAAGTGGAAACAGGATAAGGGCTGGCGGGTGAAACTAGGCCCCCTGAAGAGGCGTACGGGTGACGCGTATCTTGCTGATAGGCTCGACAGGATCAGTCAAGCAGCCCACACGTTGGGTGTGTGGTAGACATAAGAAGACCCCCTAGGGAACAATCCCTAGGGGGTTTAACCATGAGGTATTACACGTCGAACTCTTCAAGCTTAGCCAGGTCGTCCTCATCGAAGATGAACACAGTGCCAGTGGCCTCTCCAGCAGTGTACTCACTCACCACAATACTATCCACCAGTATCATCGCTGTCTGGATGACGTAGTGGGTGTGTAGGGGGATGGTGAACACGTTGAGTTCACCCACCTGGGTGTGTACTGCACCAAGGTCACTGTGCATGTCTGTCAGCTTGTCGCACACCTTACGCAGGAGGTGCTGTAGCTCGGTTGCGTAGTTGGTGGTGGCTTGCTGGAATACGGGGGTGTTGCGCATTGGTTTCTCCTTATTCTGGTTGCTTGCGCCTACAAGACATACTGTAGATGCTAGGCGGAGTCGAAGTCAAATCGCCTGTTGATCATAATGAATCCGCGTAGAACTCGGTCACCTAGTAGGTTGCCGTCAAACACGAATGACAGTGCCTCCCCGTCACCATTCACCGGCTTGGTCACGATGTCGCTGATACCCCGCTTGTTACGCACCACAAATGTGACAATACCCCGCCAGTTACCTGTGGGTTTTACTCTGAACTCATGGTCGCCCCACTGGGTGAACGACAGCACATCATCAACCTGGTGGTCAGAGTAGTTACGCAGATTGTCAAATGCCCACACAATTGGCATAGCATTACCTACGGCACGGATCAGTTTGTTGCTGTAGTTGATCTGCGCTTGCTGGTTGCGGTCAATCGTGCCCTGGAGTTCGTTGATCTTCTTCTGCGCCTCCAGGGCTTTCTGCTGCTCCAAGTCGATCTGATAGTTCGCCACAATCAGGTCACGGTTAGTGGACACCATCTCGGACACCAGTAGCTTCCACAACTGTTCCTGTTTAGCGTCACTGGATTGCAGTGCGCGCAGCTGGGAGGATAGTTGGCGCAGTTGCTCTGCCTGTTTGGTTGCGCCTATGTTGGTCATGTTGTTGATGGCTGTGTTGAGGGCTGTGCGTGCCTCACCGACGGCTGTGCGGAAGTCCTGGGTGAACCCATCACGCTCGTTGAACAGCGGTAGTACTTCACCGCGTAGTTTGTCCCACTCGGCCAGGATGGCGTTGCGTTGCGCGTCCTCGAGCACGCCGAAGGTTTTCTCTGGCCTACTGCGCTTACCTACAATGTAGCCGATAAATCCAATTAGGCCGTTGTGGATGCCCATGAGTGCGTCCTGTAGGGGGCTGCGTAGTTTACTAGTGAGCCCTCCACGGGCTAGCGTACGCGCTTGCTCCTCGGTCATGTTTTGGTAGTAGGAGAACCCGCCGTCTCCTGGTAGGCTTGTGTCCCACTGTTGGTTTGGTGTTGTCAACTTGACTAGTCTCCTCAGATACGGGTGTAGCCCCCAGCAAAGGCCAGGGGCTACGGGTTAACCATGCATGTTGCAGTAGTAGGCGGCATAGCCTGCTTTGTCTGCGAACTCTTCGAACGTGTCCGCGCATGGAGCGTTTCCTGCTCGTGTGATGTAGGTGCGTGCCGCGGCCTCATCAAGGAACACGCTAGGTAGGCCATTGTGCTGGTTCACCAGCACCACGCATTCAGGGTACACTGGGTGCTTCACCCGCCTCTTTTGTGGCCAGGAAGTGTTTCACGCACGCCTCATACACGCACCTGACGGTGATAATATCCTGGTTGTCTGGCCCTGGCACCACAATGGTGTCTAAATCATGGCTACCCATATTAATACTCCTCTTCTACGGCTGCGAAGAAACTTCCTGTTGTTTCAAGTAGTACTTGTCGATGAAATCCTGACCCGCTGAGGGCCTGCCAAACCAGCTCTACAGTGTAGGCTGTCCTACAGCTTAGCTTCTCGTTGATCCACTGTATCAGGTCGCGGGGTATCCGTTTAGTGAATACCCAGCATCTATCAGGGGTGCAGAACACCCATTTACAGGCGGTGGCGGGGTAGGTCATCAAGCACCCCCTCAAGGGATTGGCCTTTGGCGTTCGCATAGTTAGCGATAGCATTCAGGTTGTAGTTTTCAGTGTTGTGTACTACCAATTCTAGCAGTCTGGCGGTGATCATGAGATGATTGTCTCTTTCTGCTCGGTGTCGTCTTCCCACACATAGTTGGGGTACGCGGCCAGCGCTGCTCTTAGCTGGCGGTTGTAGTCCTCAATGATGGGGGTGCAATTGATGGTGAACTCCGTGACTTGCGCCCCGGTTTCACTGTTGTGCACCGTGTAGGTGTCACAAACCTGGTCACCTACAACATGCATCGCCCTGCTCAAGCGAACAATATGGGTTCCCATTGTGTTTTCTCTCTTCCTGTCTGCGGGATGTGCTCTCATCCCGACAAGACACACTATACACACACTGGTTGAAACAAGTCAAGCCCACACCAAAAACTGGTGTGGGCCTGCGGTTATGCGGGTTCCTTGAACTGGATTTGACGTGTCTTAAACTCCGCCAACGCGAGTGCTTCGTCCACGCTACTCACATGGAAGTGGAGTGGTGGCGCTTTGGACTCGTTGCGTTCCTGATCACGATGTAGTCTGTCATCACCCTTGCTGTTGTAGTCGTAGGTTTGGAGCGCGCTGATAGCGCGTCCTACTGCACTGTTGGACTTGATGCCCATAACCTCCATCAGCTCGTTGGTGAGCAGCTTGAAGTAGGTTTCCGGCAGCTCATACACCCCGGACTTGTCTAGGGCGTTCTGCAGGGCGTCTGGTAGGTTAACATCCCCCAGTCGATAGTCCACAGCATCGAATATTGGGTTGTTCCCAAATATTTTACGCCCCTCGGCCAAGGCTTGCCGCACACCCTCAACCCAGGGTTTCTTCAACCCCTCATCCACAGCATTCTGGGTGCCCTGCTTCAGCTTGTCGCTGATACGGTCAAGGTACAGTGCCTTGAACGAAGCATCAACGGCCAGTGTGTCGGGCTCCACTAGGTCGGGCATGTTCAGCTTTGGCGGCTTCTCATTGAACTTCTTGCCCTTCTTAGCAGCCTCACCCTTACGCTTCTCCCAGTTGGCCAGCGCCTTATCATGCGACTTGATCGCCGACTGTAGCTTCTTGGCGTTCTCTGCTTGTGCTTTCTCCACAGCCACACCCTCAATACTGGTGTTGAACGCCCCTGCCACAGCACCTGTGACAACGTTGGCAGCATTACGCGCCGCTGATGCTTGCGACTCAATACCCTTGGCGAAGTCTTTAACCAAAGCCTCACCTGAGTGGTCGGTGTAGCCTTGACCAGACAATGGGCCTTCCTTAGCTGGCGAGTGAGGAAATAGCCGCTTAACAGCACTTACCACAGCGTTGGCGGCAGCCACCGCTGCACCTATCTGTGACCGTATACCAGCTGCGAAACTCAGCACCATGGCCGCACCGGACCCCGCAAGGTTGATCACAAACGCTGCCGGTATCTGCACGGCAACCGCCCGGGCCTGCCCTGGTAGCTGGTTCAAGTGGACGATGAAGCTTGCGGCGGCGCTGGCTGCGATACCACTCAACGCCCCCGGGAGGGCGTTGAAGGCCGCAGTGATCCCCTGCGTGGCGGTGTCCCACGGCACAGCTGCTAGGGTGTTCAGGAACGTCCCTGCCGCGTTAAACGCTGGCCCGGACAGGTCCAGCCCGTTAAACGCCCCCGCAATCACGGGGAACACTACTCCAGGGTTGAAACTCTCGGCTAGCTCGGTGAGAAGGGTGTTCGAAATTGTGGTTCCAACGCCTGCAAATCCTCCAGCAGAGAAGGCTTCCTGCAGCTGCTGCATGACCCCTGGCACACCCTCTACCATCCTTGCGCCCAATTCTGACATGAACATGGTTGCAACATCCGCGTTGAATGCGAACTCTGGTGAGTTTATCCAGTTTCCCAGGTCCCCCAGAGCCTTGAAGTCACCCTCTAGGTTCTGAGTCACCCAGCTGTTGTCCCATGTGAACTGGGACAGTTTCCCCAGCCCATCCATAATGCGCCCAACATTGTCCGCAGTTGCTGGGTTGTCAGCAATGCGTGAGATCGCATCACTCAAACCACCCAATCCGTTGGCAATGCCAAGCAGGCTCTGCGGGTCAATAGTGTCCATCTTCCCTAGCTGGTCTAGGACGTGCCCGACACCCTCTATGCTCACCCCGGCTAGCGCTTTTGCCCCGTCAAAGAACCGCAGCATGTTGTTCACCATGTCGGGCGTGAACTGCCTCAATTCATCAGCATTAGGGAGGATGCTTGCAACACCGTCCCCTAGGGTTTGCAGGGGTCTCCACTGTCCTACTCGCTGCACCATATCATCCACATCATGCAGCTTGTCTACTAGCACTGGGATGTTTCCCAGTACGTTGTCGCCAAGCCAGTTGAATCCAGGTTTAGCCCACTGGGCTAAATCACCCAAGCCTTCAACAAGTGAAGTGATGCCGCGTACGGCGCCACCACCGAGGCCACTCAACCCATCAATGAGTTTCACAATGTTGGGCCCTAGACTGTCCGCCAGGTCACGAAGTTCCGGGGCGTGTTTGGCCATCTCCATGATGCCCTGTTGGGCTATCTGACCAATCCCCTCACCCAGGCTTCCTACAATACTCAACACACCGCTGGTGGCGGTTTGTAACTGTCCTGTGTTGGCTAGCTTGTTGATGGCGTCTTCCCACGCAGCACCCGACTTCTCAAAGTTCCTAGTCATGTGCTGTAGTACAGGCGTCGTAGCCTGCCCTGCCCGCAGGATACCGCTAATGTAGCGGTCCAATCCGGGGGCTAGGTTAGCCCAGGTTTGTGCACCACCCGTCAGGATGTCTGACACGCGTTCCGTGTTGAGTGGACTCCGCAGGTTCGCCACAGACTGTTTCAGCGTGTAGGACAGCGTTTCAGCCCATGTTTCCAGCGCCGGTAACTGATCGTTGACAAGCCCCGCAACATCATCACTGAGTCCTTTTGTGCCCGCACGGAAGATAGAGGCCAGTGAGTCCTGGGTACCCTTGATTTTGTCCGGGAATCCCTCGAACTCGTCCGCCAACCCGGATATGCCTAGCCCTGCCGCACCCAGGGCACCGGTGAACCCTAGCAACGCGGGGGTTGCTGCAATCAACCCGCCAGCTAACGCTGTCACGGGTGACACTAGTCCGGCTATACCAACACCCAGCGCCCCATACAACGGCAAACGCCCTAGGCCGCCTTCACGGCTACCTAGGGCATCCAACGCAGACTTATCGACGTCCACCCGTAACCTGCTCGTTCGGTCACGGGCGGCAGCATCCAGCTGCGCCGAAGCTACGCTGGTGTCCGCGTCTGCTCGTATGGTGGACTTCAAATCCCGGTCCAGGCTGTCCAGCTTCCGCTTAGCTGCCGCTACGTCTGCATCCGTGGCCAGGGTTATTCCCTGGTCCTGCAACTGTTGCTTCAAACGGTTGATGGAGTGCTTCGCCTTTGCCTCGTCGAAGTCAACGTGGGCGGTGGTGTGAATGGAACCTATCTCACGGTCAACTTCCTTGCGGAAGCCTTTAGTGTCTGGTTTTACCTTGATGCCAACGGCACCAACAATTTTTGTCATTCACATCACCTTTTTACTATAGTCCCAGGTCGTGTGCCAGTACGGTGTGCCCCCTGGATGGGGCTTTGGACGTCACACCCTGGTTAGTCACCTGTGGCACTGGCTTGATGGTTTGCTCCACCATGTTGCTTTCCACGCGCGCGGCCACGGCGCGTCCGTCGTTCAACCGACCAGACAGCCACGCGACAAGACCAATCAGCCCTGGGATAACTGCCTGTACCACCGGGGGTAGAAGGTGGTGCACTAGTGGGTCCAGTGACAGCACCGCTAGTAGTGTGGCTAATGCTGCACCAACTAGGTTGGCGTGCTTGCGGTACCACGGCGTGTTTTCCAGCACTTTCACTAACCAGTTGTAGCGGCGAAACTCCCGCTCGATTTCAGGTGTCACCTGAATTGTCATTAGGACTCACCTCGCTCCGCTTTGATAGCATCGGTGACGATAGCAACCGGGTCGAGTCCCAGCTTCTGGCACACCGCCACCAGCAAAACGTGATTAATCCACGCTTTCTCATCTGTGAACCATGCAAGCTCCCCTGTGGTGAACTCACGTGCCGGGTTGATACGGCTAGGGCGCTTCAGTTTCACCTCGTTCAGGGTTTCCTGGGCTGCTATTTTAGCATCATTCAGCGCTGCTGCGCTGACTCCATGTAGTTCCATTGTTCCTTCCTGCGGCTGTCCGCCGCCCCACCATTCCCGAAGCTGCTCAACACTGCCCCGGTATGCATTCACATCTACTAGTTTTCCTGCGACAATGCCCCGCTGACCAAACTGCCAGATTAGTGGTTTCTGGTCACCCACCGGGTAGTCCCACACACTGTGATTCACCTGGCCGTAAAGACTGTGCAGTGGTGCTGCATTATCTTGCCCATAGTTGGCCACCCACACAGCACCCAACGGTGCGGTAGGAGGCTCCCCACCTGGCATGTTCTCCCACCAGTTAGCAGTACAGTACACCCCGAGTACCCGCACACCGTTCTGCTCGAACAGTTGTTTAGCCTGCTGGATCTCATGCAGGGGCATGCCGCCGGGGGTTTCACAGTCTAGCCACAAGGGCGCTTTCTTGTCCCCCATCGCCCGAAGGGAGGCATCCACCTGTGCTTGGATTGTGGATCCCTCACGCTCCGCCCGCAAAAAGTGGTATGCACTGATGACCATGCCCGCAGTTGAGGCATCATCATAGTGTGACTGGTACACAGGGTCACTGATATCCCCATCGCCTGTGGCGATGATAACAAATTCAGCGCCCGCGTTTTTCGCTGCAGCTAGGCTGTATCCGTCTTGGTACTTGGACACATCCACCCCAAAAATCACACCCATGTTGGACTGGGAGTCGGGGGCACCACTACCTGGCTCCTCGGCGCCTGCTAGCCACGGCAGGGGGTCGATCTGTGAACCTGGCGAATACCCATACGGCATGACCTCAAAATGCAGGTGTGGTGCCACACCACCATTGGTGGCACTGTTCGGGTTCACATGCCCAATACGTTGACCTGCTTCCACATGGTCGCCCACATTGACCTCACCCACTATGTGCCCATAGATAGTATGCCCGCCACCTTCATCGTCGGAGTGGTCCACACGTATCCACCCCGCGGGGGCGGGCCCACCAAACCCGCTTGCCGCGCCTGTCTGTACTACTGTGCCTGCCTGTGCGGCGTACACCGGGTTCCCACCCGAGCCGCCCTCACGGCCGAAATCCACACCATAGTGCATCCCAGCGTACTCGCCACTGCGGTAACCGAATCCACTGTACACTTGTCGCCCTTCGCCGAAGGGCCAACATCGTCTCGCCATTAAAAATCCTCTATTCTTGCCTGCGCTGGCTTGTCTAGCGCTTTCACTAAGGGTGACTCCTCTGGCTCCGCAGTGAGCAGTGTTGGTTTGAACTTACCTCCGCCCAGCGCTGACACTGCTTGCAGTAGCAGTTGAAGATAATCAGCCTGTAGTTCGTCTATTGTGGCGCCCGCCCCTAGGGCGGTTGCCGTGTGCGAGCCGGGGGGCAGCCGAAGCGCTAGCTCAACCGCCCCATCATACCCCCGCATCTGTATGGCCTCCTCGGGCCATACCCCGTAGTGTCGGAGAAAGTCCGCGTCTAGACTTGATTGTCCTGCGACTGCTGTGAGGTGGCCCCACCCAGCAGTTTTCCCAACTCAGTCACCGTAGCCCATTCTTGCAGCAGGGCAGCAGCCTGGCTGTTGGACAGGCGCAGTTCCGTGATGCCGGGTGCCAGCAGTTCCAGGACAGCTGTGGAGGATTTCTCCTCAGAGATTGCCCGGATGACAGCTAGCCGTTGGTCATCGTCAAGGTCCAGGATGTTTTTCAGTTCGATTACTTGTCCCGAGCTGGTTTCGAGTTCCAGGCCTGGGAATGCCTTGCGGGCTTTTTCCTCTAGTTCAGCAAAAGTGATACGTGCCATGTTATTTTCTCCTTACTTAATTCCTGCTTGGTATTTGGGTAGGGCTTCCCACCGCATCCGTTCTATGCAACGATCGTCATGGTCTGCCAGGATTTTCTCATTCAGCTCACCCACAACTTGGTCTAGGTTAGCCGCCTCCACAAGTGTTTCAGGCTCATAGTACCTCTTGTCAATTAGGTCATGAATTTTTGCGTCTCCACCACCCAGTTTGGCCAATGTTTCAGCAACCAATTGGACCTTAGGAGACACACCGTAGGGTGTTTCGACGAGTGCTGGCGTGTAGGGCACAGCGCCTAGGTATTCGCGCCACGGTTTACGGTACCGAAACAGCGTGCCAAGTACCTCCACTCCATTACCAGTGAACCGAATTAGGGGGCCAGGTCGGAAGGTGAGCTTACGCTTGTTGGTATGCACACCAAGTGGCACATCATACCTGAGCACCTGCCTCCCATCGTCCACCATCACATGCTTCCCGTGGAACCACATCACCGTGTGCTCCGTCAGCAAAGCTTTGGCGATTGCCGCTATCAGACCAGTGTGCGTGTCCCTTAACCAACCTTGTTGCATCACTCTAGCTCTTCCAGTCGAAGTGTTGCATAGCCCTTGATGTCCAGTACACTGTCCTCATCATGAGAACCATCACTGGTGGGGGCAAGGAGTCGCGCCACCTTGAGCATGATCATGCATGAGGCTACTTGTTGGGGGGTCACGGTGTAGCCTAGCACATCACTCCACAGTACCGCGATGCGCCCAAAGGACTCATCGGCCTGCCCGTAGGCTTTCCGTCGTTCGTTCAACACTTCATGAACTTCTTGGTTGTATGCCATTACACGCCTTCCTGTGCAGTGTGCAGGACATCTGCCTGCACACCCGCTATGCTACTACACTGTCACACGTGTGTCAACTAGCGGTAGGAGTTACCCCACCTGTCTCCGTGAATATCCACGTCAACAGGGAAATACACGCCCTCTATGGTGGTTTCCATCATCAGGGGCACCTCCTGCTTAAACTGTTCAAGCAGTTCCGTCGGCACCTCGTAGAGCACTTCATCATGCACCGGTAAACGCATGTACTGGCCCCATTTGCTCCGCCACACGCGCACAATGGCACTGGCGGTCACGTCACGTGATGCAGACTGTACCATATAGTTCACAGCACGGTAATGCTGCGCCCTTAGTGGTATCTTGCGTCCTGTTTTCGTGACCACGTACCCCCGACGCTTAGCGGCTTCCTGGGAAGCCTCACTAAACAACTTGTACTCTGGCCACTGCCTCTCCAGGGAGGCAATGACTCGTTTAGCCTGTGGATAACCGATACCTGCCTGGCTGGCTAATGCGGCCGGGCCGCCTCCATACACTGCCAGAAAATTAGCCATTTTACCCACACTGCGAGGTACTCCAGCACTATCCGCTGTGATCTGGTGTAAATCAGCACCGCTTTTTAGCTGTCGCTGCAACGCTCCTGCACCACAGTACACGGCCAGCATGCGCAGTTCCTGGGAACTGTAGTCTACAGACACAAGTGTGTGCCCTGGCCTTGCTACTATGCAGTCCCTGATGTAGGAATCACTACTGGGTAGCTGTTGTAGGGGCGGCTCGCTCACGGACATGCGCGCAGTGACGGCCGCCCGGGGCGTGA